GGGGCTTTCTTCATCTTCCCGGTCACTCCATTTTGAATTTCTCAGACAGTTCCTGTCTTCGGTGAGTGCCAGATGAATTATTTTCAGGCAGTGCAGAAGAAACATCCAGCGCTGGATACGTGCGTAGACCACGTTTCCCTCTCCTGCCCTGCCCAAAATATCATTTTTTACTTCCCGCTCTTTGCCTTCAGGCGGTCATACTCCTTGTCCGCCGCAATGGCTTCCTTCGTAAAGGAGTTGTTCTTCCACCATGCGACCAGTGCCGCAATGGTCGTGATGCCAGCCGTCACCAGCTGCTCCACGGTAGTGCTCTCGATGGGCAGCGGGCTCTTGCCCATGGCGCTCAGCATCTGGTTGGTCAGAGCCAGCAGCAGAACGGCGGTACGTGCAATGGTGCCTGCAGTGATGTTGAAATTCATAGCTCAGTCCTCCTTGATCGGTAAACTCTTGGCGCGGTTGTACAGCTCGGTGCCGGTCCCGTTTCCGCCAAGTTCGTGGTAATTTTCGTAAAGGTACTCCATATTTTTCAGTGCGGATGTATCAATGTAGCCCTGTTTGAGGTAATAGGTACAGCTTTGATACAGCCTGTCGTGCATGATGGCCAGCAAGCCGCCCTTGATGTTCTTGTACTCGGTCACTTTCTTGACCAGATACCCCCACCCGAAGGTCAGCAGCCCGATGGCCCATTCCATCCAGTGCGAGGAAACGTACGCAATGACACTCTGCATCGGAGCTCACCCCTTCCACCGGCTCTTGTTCGGGCGGGTATCTACATGCACCCAGCCGTTGGCGCGTCCCAGACCGGGCGGGTAGATACCGCAGCCGCCAGCATTGCCCAGCAGCTTGTCCGCGTAGGCATACACATGCTCCACGCTGATGCCCTGCACCTGAATGTCCGCCGCCTTGCCGTACAGATGCTGGCTGAACTTCGCCGCGTTCTTCTGTTTCGCGTTCCAGCTCGCCGTGCGGAACCCGCTGGTGATCGTCACCGGCTTGCCGAAATGCACCCGGATCTTCTCCAGCACCTCCACAAGCGCCGTGTCGATAAACACCGGGTCGCTTCCGTCACGACAGTAGAACTCCCGCACCTTGAAATGCTCTGAAAGCTTCTGGTTTCCATTTTTCAAAATGGAGTAGGCTTCCAAACTCAACGATCATCCTTCCTTTCACGTTCCAAGCCGGAATCTTCCATCTGCCTGTTTCAGCGGCTTTACCTCCACAGGCAGGGTATCTGCACACAGCATCGCCGCCACCGGCTTTGCCGCCGCATTCGCAGTGATTTTGATATTTTCCGTCACTGACGCCATTTTGAATTCTGCGCTCGTGCCGTCCTTTGCAGTGACGATACAGCCCGCATCCACAGGGACCCATTCCTTGGTGATGTTCGTCGAGCCATCTTCTCCCGATGTGATCGTTGTCTCAAGGCGCATTGCAGTCAGTACCAGCGTACAATTCTCCGTGTCCTTCACCCGAAACACGTTCTGGTAGCTCATGCCCTTCACGACGCTCCCCACCGGGTTCGTCTCAACCGCGCCGTTGAGATCGCGCTCAATGGTGCACGTTTCAAACTCGCCCACGGTCACGCTGCACTCGGCCTTCACCCCGCCGCACTCTGCTGTCACCACGGCAATTCCCTTTTTCAGGGCCAGAATGGTGCCATTTTGAGTAATTTTCACCACGTTCTTCGGTGCTGCCGTCACGTTCACCCTGCGGTAAAACGTATTCGTCGGCCCAACGCCCACCAGCAGCTGGTATTCCATTCCTTTGTTCAGCTTCAGCTCGTAGACGTTCAGCGCCACGGCCTCCACCTTCAGGGTGTGCATGGTCGGGTGCAGTCGGTACTCCAGCGTGATCTTCGAGTGCCCCTTGTCGCTCTTGAACTGGTTCACCCACAAAAGACCCTCGTAGTAGTGGCCGGGGCTGTCCTCCAGTGCAAACCGCACCCGCTTGCCCTTCAGGCGTTCGCAGATGGTGGTGTACGCAGTCTCCCAGTCCCAGCCCTCGTAGTCGTTCTCAAGGTAGAATTCGATCTTTCCGGTGCGGTCATCGAAGGTCGCCCGCTTCGGCACGGTCTGGCTGTAATCCAGCGAACCGTCTCTGTTCGGCACGGTCACAAACTTTGTCCGCTCAATGGGCGGCGCGATCACCGGCCGGGAGGAAGGAATCAGTTTCCAGTCGTCCCAGGTGTCGATGTAGTCATCGTCCACATTTATAATAAGAGAATGGTACATGGAGCCTCCTCACTTGGTGTTCAGGTATCCGATGGTCGATTGAATGGCGTTCCATGCCTTGCCTGCCGTGCCGAAGTTTGCCGCCTGCAAGGACGAAAGCCTCGATGTCGTCTCGCCAAAGGTAAAGTCTTTTTCGTCCAGCTCATGCAGCGGGATCACTTCCTTCGTGCAGGGCACCCAGTCGTCTATGCCGTGGGGCTCCGAGAGCACATAGGTCTCCTTCAGGAAATCCAGTCGGTCGGTGTCCACGCCAATGTCCGCAAGGTCTGCCGCATTGATCTGCAGGCTCCCGCTGAATCCACTGTACTTTTTCAGCTCAGCCTTTGCTTTTTCATAAAGGCTGTCCGTTGAAGAAGACGTTCCTTCCACCGTGATGGTCTTCTGACACAGGCCGTACTTCTTGATGGATTCCCCGTTATAAGCTTCTGCCGTAAGCTGCTGGGTATGGGTCGTCTCCCAGAACAGAAATCCTTCTTTCCGGCTTGCCCAGCCAATGGCCTTCACCGAGTTCACAATGCCGTTATCCTTGAGATAATAGGAGATGTCCAGCAGGTTATCCCCCAGTCTTATCACCTGATCGGTCTTGTCGTTCAGCTTTGCCACACAGTCCAGATATCTTGTGTACACCCGCACCCCGTCCACCATTTTGATTTCCTTGTGCAGGCGCAGATAGCCTCCGTATTTTCCCACAACATTGCTCGTCAGCACGTCCCAGCAGTCGCCCACGCTGGCCGTTTCCTTGTCCGTATCGCTCTCCGGTTTTTCCACCGTGATGCTTCCGGGCAGGAACACCTTGCCTTCCGCCTTGAATCCGCTGTGCTCTGCAGGGTCATCCTCCACAGCAAGGGCCAGCTTCACAAGCTCTTCCACCGTGTAGAATTGGTTTTTCACCTGACACTGCCGTTCCTGCAAATATCCCAGCTCGCTCACGCAGGTCACATCGATGTCGAGGTTGAAGTTCGTGCTCAACTCGGTGATGTAGCCCATAAAGATCTCGCGCCCGTCCTCTTCTACGCTGACCACCGGTTTTTTCAGCAGCAGCTTGTCATAGTACGGGTTGGAGACCGGCACCGTAAAGGTGAACGAGCAGGGATCGTTTGCTTCCAGCGTCAGCTCCGGGTCAAGGATAAAGGCGGCTTTCTCGTCGTAAGGATCGTCCAGAATGTTCCGTTCGGTCCAGTAGTAGCTTTTGCCGTCCGCAGTGCCCTTGATCTGCCCGATATACACCACATAGCCGGGCGACCGGATGCGCTTCACTTTGCAGCTCTTTACGGTGGTGGTCGTGCCGTCCGTGGCTTCCACGGTCAGGGTATGCTGGGTGTTCTGTGCAAAACCGTTCAGAATATCATCCGACAGTTCAAAGCGGTACACGCCATTTTGAATTGCCCTGAATCTCTTATGCACCACGCCGTCGATCTTTTCGGTTACGGTCACGGTTTCTTCTTCCGGGTCGGAGATCTTGTACAGGAAACCCGATCCCTTCCACCGTCCGTATAAGCCGTCCTTGCCGAAGTAGTTGCTTTTGATCTCCGATGCTTTGTTGCTGGTCAGAAAGCCCCTGTCGTCCACCGTAGCGTTTTCATCCACGCAGAAGCATACCAGCGCACCCGCTATAGAGGTTGCATTGTAGCCCGTGTACCAATAGGTCGTGATATGGCCGGGGTCACCAGGGTCCGCGCCTTTGCCGCGCTTGACGCCGACGCCCTCGATGTATCCCCAGCAATCCTTATTGTCGGAGTTCGAGGGATCGTCGCCGGTTTTCGCATTCCGGCAGGCAAAGCTGTACTGCCAGATGTCGTATACATCCCAGCCGTTTGCATTCACGGTGGCGTTTTCCCTGCCGCCGCTGAAGGAGCGCTCCCAAAGCGTTTTCCCGCCCGGGAACTGCATGAACTCATCCGCTGTCGGGGCAAAGAACCTCTGATCCTTCAGCGTGCTGCTGTTGTTGGAGCCATAACTGTATCGGATCGTCACAGGTACGATCGTGTTCAGGACAGCTTCACTCAGACGCTTTGCGTAGGTGTTTTCAAGCCAGTTGCGCAGGGTGGGCTCGTTTTTCCACGAAACGTCTGCATTTTTGCTGCCCCACCCAACGCTGTCCGGCAGGAGGTTCGTCCGCATCAGCAGGGTCTTTCCCTTGCCGTTCAGGTCCTTCTCGTAGTTATGCTGCGCTACGATGAACACAGCCGCTGTGCCGTTCTCATACACCTTCAGGGTCTGACCCACGGTCAGGTCTTTGACAATTCCCATCTTCTCACTTCACCTTCGCTGCGGCGATCTGCCCCATCCGGTTGTCGATGTACCCAATGGTCTTCTTTCCGTCAATGGTCATCTTCATGCCGCGGATGCTGTCCACGATGCCGTCCATGTGTCCGGCAAGGCCGTTGATGGCGTTCAGCGTGTCATCGTTCCCCTTGTTTTTCATTCCATTTTGAAGCTGTACCTCTGCATCGATTTGGTTCGCAAGGTTCCGGCTGATATCGCCGTCCAGACTTAGACTTCGGGTGGAAGCAAAGGCATTGTCGATCTCGTCCGCCCCTTCCAGTACGTTCGTCAGGTCCACAACGGGCACGATCTGCGGCGTGTAGTCGTAATCGTCCCCCATCACCTTGCTGATGGTGCCAAGGGTGTTCTTTGCTGCATCCATCGCATTCTGGGTCACATCGTCCACCGCATCATCAAGGAGCGGTGCATCTTCCTTCACGCCGTCGCTGATGTCCTTGTCGATTTCCGAGCCGATGTCCTTTGCCACGTGGGTCTCACGGTTCTGGCTTTTGCGCTTGCTCACAAACCACGCAATGCCGCCGATCACCGCCGCAATGGCCGCAAGCACGCCCACTACGATCAGCAGCTCCGGCAATGCCGCCATGATTGCCCCGCCAAGGCCGCCCAGTGCCGTACCGATGCCGCCAATGGAT